TTGTTCTTTTTTAAATTTTTCTTTTTCTTGTTCTCTTAGTAATTGTTCTTTTTTAAATCTTATTTCATTCATTTTGGATTTCTCTTGGCGTTTTTTTTCGTTTTCAACACAAACTACGCAAGATAATTCCTGACGAACACATGTTAACAATAATTCTCCATTATTAGAACCGTTAACTGTCCTAATTAAAGATGATGCATCCAATTCGAACCACGGTTCTGGGCGATCAAATTCGTCAGTTCGATGGGTGTGATAAATTTCGAATATGTATTTTATGGTATCGTTTTTTAAATATGCAACATCTGCTTGTTTTATTGTATTGTTATAATTAAATTTATATTCTAAATGTACTGATGAATCATGTTCAAATTGTTCAACTTGAAAGTGTTTGTGATTTTTACACTCTTTACAAACACGTTCAATCGCTATGTTTTTTGTTTTTAATATCGATTTTAATATCAATTTTGCATCATTATGAATTTGTGTTTCTGTTGGGTGAGTATAATATGGACAATAATGTCCTGGTTCGTGGGAAAAGTGATGAAGTCTAATATTTCCTTGTTTAATAATCACTTTTTGTCCGCAATCAGGACATATATACTGATCATTCTTATTGGCAATCGTTGGGTGAACATACTCATTTGTTGACACATTAATTGCACCTAAATGTAATTCACACATTTTGATCCACATTATTTGAATTCAATCTTTTTCACATCAATTTTTCAATATTTATTAAACGATTGTTCAGATCAACGTGGGTATTCACGTGGTAATCCTTTGTGTATATAGTTGATTGTTACAATTTGAAAAATTGAGTTAATACAATTTCGAATTACAATTGATTTAAAATGGCCGACATTGAAGAAACCATCACAACTGTCAAAAAAATCAAAATCACTATGAAATCTCCGATCTTTACCACAATTGGTAGCACTAAAGGTAATGACAAAGACAAAATCATAGAAAAATCAACCGATGTTAAAGTGGTCAAATCTCAGATCATCTCGGCCAGTCGTAGAACCGATATACCTGCGTTTTACATGCCACAAATGATTGAAGCCATTACCAAGGGCTTGATTGAGATACTCAGTCCGTATGGAGTTAAGTCATTGGTTTCTCTATTTTCTGTGGATGTTACCTGTTTCGTCTGGTGGTCCAAGGACTATTCAGAGTGGTTAAAAGCATACCATACCAATCATGATTTATTGGCACAGTTTACCCATATGTTTAACTTCACTCTGACTGGTGACCCAGAATTGGAGGGTGGTGTTAAGTCAACACTACCCCAGAGGTTGGATCAACTAACTCAACTTGTCCAACTATTCAGTCCTAATAGTCTTCAACTACGGTTCGATCCAATCACGGTGTGGACTGATGTCAAAACTGGGCAAAGACATGATAATTTAGGTCATTATCAAACCATTGTTGAAACTGCGGGTGGTCTGGGGATTAAACGCTTGATATTTGCGTTTTGTTTGACATATCCCAAGGTAGTCAATCGTATGTTAAAATACGGGAAACAACTGGTTAGTTTGTCAGTTGACGAACAAAAAGCCATTCTTGATCCTTTACTCGATTGTGCGGAACATTACGGTATTCAATTACAAACCTGTTGCGGTTCTCAACTGATCGACTATCGTGGTATTGGAGTGTCAAGATGTGTTGATGGAGGTGTGATTGAACAGTTATCCAATCGAAAACTTAAAACCAAGCGCAAGGACACTGGTCAACGCAAGGAGTGTAATTGTAGTCAATCACGTGATATTGGGTCGTACCAGATGAAATGTCATCATCAATGTTTATATTGTTATGCCAACCCTTCGATTTGAACAAAATCTTTTGTATATGTTATATCTATATTGGATGTTGAATCTGTTAATTTTGGTGATTATTATAGTGGTTGTGTTTACCAGTCTATCGATGCATATAGAGAACCGTTCAACTGAGGTTGATTACGTGGTTTCTGGTTATGACCAACAAAAATATGTTGTTCGTAATTTGCCAGATAAGGAACATGCTGCACACTTGTTATCACTGATTAAAACACAGTTAATTAAACTGGTTGAACACCTAACACGAACCTATCCCAAGGATCCAAGGGTAAAACGATTACAAGAGAATTTTGACCCTGACCGAATTAGTGAAGCATCACCAACTGGTACATATACATCTTATTCAGTTAACAAAGGTGAGAAAATCGTGTTTTGTCTGCGTCAGAGAGATCAACATGAGAATTTATTGGATCTGAATACCATGATCTTTGTGGCGATTCACGAAATTGCCCATATCATGACCGAATCGGTGGGACATACCCCAGAATTTTGGGAAAATATGAAATTTTTGTTAAATGTTGCGATGTCAAATGATCTACAAATTTATCAATATCACCCATATCACGAACGACCGCAATCCTATTGTGGAACGGTTATCTCTGATACTCCATTGAAAATCAAATCATGAAGTTACCTTTGAATATCCACATCAAGTTCCAAAACGGAGTTCCAATTTAGCATAAAATAATATTTATATATATATATATAAGTATTATCAATGTCGGTATCTATTTGTAATGTACCGATTCCCGAACGTTACTATAAGATTAAAAGAGGCTCACAAATCATTGCATTTGTTGGCAAAAGTGAAATCACTGAGACGCTTAATAAGTTGAGAGATCAAACTCCTCTCAAGACCAGTGACAAAAAGATTTTGGTTGGTAAATTTGGAGACAAATATCAGACCGTCTTGGGATTACAAGATGGTGAAAACTGGGATTATATCGAGGATTTGATTGAGATTGATGATACCATCTATGATCTTAAAAATAAAATCGCGGTCTATTTGGAACAGGACATTGATTCCATCTACTTGTACGCAACAGTCAAAGATAAATTACTATGTTTGGGGCATACCTTCTTTGAGAAGATTGGAAAGAATGACAAAAGATTAATTGAGTATCCATTGGATCCTTATGCCTTGGTGGATCTGGAAGATCCACGGTCAATGACCAACAAATTTGTCAGTCAGGCGGGTGCGATTAACGTGTTGGATCGAGAGGATATTAATGATACATTAATCTCCGACCACCAGATTAATAACAATCTGATTTATCTAGTGACCATGTGTGATTTCCTCAATTCTCCGAAGATTAATGAAGCAATTGATCAATCTGATCTCAAACGATTTAAAATTGGTTACCTATACAAATATTGGCCTGATGTATTCAATAACGAACCTGAATTCGAGCGCCTTTTCGAACTGTGTTGGTCTGGAGAACAACCACAAATCACTGTCTCACAGGATTTGAAAGACACTATTAATAAGGATCAGATCTTGATCTCCCTAATCAAGACACCTCCATTGGATGACTCAACCAACACAATTGACTTCAGTCAATGTAGTATTCTAGAAATGGTGATTCATATTAATTATCAGGATCAATCGACCGACTTTGTGGATTTATCAAAAATCTTTGATCGTTATGTCTTAAATCAAGAAGTTCCATTTGTTAAATATAAATCGGATAAAGGCAAAGAGCCGATTCATAAACTGTATCAACCGATTATTGAAGAAAATCCAGTTGAAATACTACAAGATTGGGTATCGAATATTCAGAAAAAACCCAAGAGTAAGGAGGTGGGACTGGATGTTAAAGAGTATCAACTAACAGGAAGGGGGTTAAGTTTTAAGAAGTTATTGTATCGTAAAGAAATTGACGAAGACCAATATGAAAACAAATACGCAACCATTAATTTTTACAAGGATGGGAAGATTGAATTTAAATGTTATTGGGAAGAATCAATTGGTGCAAATATCACCCATGTGCAGAGCGCATTAGAACTGTTGTCAGAAATGATTACGAAAATTAACAAGATTGAATACCAACTGCCGGGCATTGACCGCCGAACTACGATTGCATTACCAGATTCGCTATTCTTACAACACGCAAATAGTAATACGCAGATCGGATATGCTAACACCGTCATGAGAGTTAATTACGGAAAACAGATAGATTTCAATGATTTGAATAAATTTGTCTCATATTTTACGACCTATGTTAATGTGATTAAACATGAAGGCGAAAGAGAGATAGACAATTCAGTTCATCTGAAATATAAAAGGATTTCCAATTATTCCAACATCAAGAACATTGAACGGTTCATTCGCGAGTTGACCGAGCAAACGACTGATCAACGGTTAATTATTGAAACATTATCGAAACATTATAACCTACCACAGGAAAAAATGAAAATCGTCTATGATGCATATAAACCCAGATTGACCAAGACTAAGAAACAACCGGGAATTGATGTCAAAATTCAAGGAAAGGGTCCTAATTACAAGATTTTTGTCTTGGGTGCCAAGAATCGAGAACAGTTAGCGTTAATCCACACATTTTTGCGGAATATGTTGAGATTGTATAAGGACCAAAAGATGTGGATCACAACGGGGCAATACGCGTCATTCTTTGGTCAAACCGCACCAGAAATGGTCCTGCAGAACGATACTGATGATATCAATTTAGAGATCGCCAAGTACCTGAGTGAAATCAACAAACTGGAGGAAAAACAACAAGAAGTTCTCAAGGTGGTTGCACAAAGTAACCGAGCGATCCCTCAAACAATTAAGAATCTTAAGAGTATTGCACCAGGCGAATTTAGCGTTAAATGGTCGCGATCTTGTGGACCTCATCGGCAACCCAAAATTATTACGGTTGAGCAAAAGAATCAAATTATCGATGAGTTGAAGGAAGAATTGAACGCAATTGAATCACAAATTGAAGAATTAGGTGATGATCCACAATTGGAAAAAGTAAAAAATTCACTAGAAGATAAACTAGAGGTTTACCGACGTGGGATTGACCGTAAATCACTGACTGGTAATACCATGTTACATCATTTTTGTCCCAAATATTATGATCAAGACAATCAACGTGTGTTAGACGAATCAGAAATTAATAGCGTTCCAGAAGGCAAGTTGATTACTATTGGTGATTTTCCACATATTGGATTTCTATCGACTTGTGAAACATGTTGTTATAAGAAGCCAGATCATAATGTCAAAAAGTGTATGGGAGACAAGAAAGGGACTACACTTGATTCGTTACGAGTTCTTTCGCCAGATAAACGATTTCCTGAGGGCAATCGGTACGCGTGGCTACCCGAAGTATTGAATATGATTTTCTCGGGTGGTGCGGAACATAAAGATACTAATCTTGGATCAGGATTTAAGTCATATCTACGAAGAGGAATTATGCAAGATGGTATCAATAATCAGTTCTTATGTGCGATTGGTGATCTATATCAACCGCCGAAGCAGGGCAATGAAGTTCGGCAGTTATTGGCCAAACAACTGGATGAAAAAAGATTTAACTTAATGAAAAATGGGTCATTGAAACAGGTGTTTCATAATGGACAACCATTCAATAAGTTTGTCAATTATTTATTAGATGACACTCCTCTCGACGAGGACTTTGTGTGGGATTATGTAACGGCTCCTGGTGTAATTGTCAATAAAACACAATCTCCAAAAGGGTTTAATTTATTTATTTTGGTGTCTTCAAGTGATAATAAGGATAGTCATCCATTCAACAATATCACATTGAAATGTCCACTTGGGTATGATTTAGCGGAACTATATGATTTAGAACGTCCGTCAGTTGTCCTATTCCAATACGAAGGACGATATGAGGTTATTTGTTATGTAACTGATGATGGTCGACAGCCCAAACGGTTGTTTGACCCAGATGACAAAATTATTGCCGAATTATACCGAATGGTTAGTCAATGCACTCCAGAAATCGATGTTGAATTGCAAGAAAAAATACCGTTTGAATCGGAAGCCTCTTTTCAATTCGAGGATCCATTGACAGTTAAACAGACATTACATCAACTAGGTAGCAAATATCAATCCATTGGGCAAATTATCGATGCATACAATAAGACGATTTATTTAGTGGTAACAAGCAAATCTGGAAAGCAGTTGAAAATACCTGTTAAACCATCGAATCAAGTCACTAGTTTACCTGTACTTGACTACAACCAGATACCTGCTTTAGATTATTACCAGACGATTGAAGAAATGAACCACGTATCTACTGAAACTGGAATTTCGGTGATTCCGATCGATAATCTAATCGCAAGGGACGCAAACAACGTGGAAATAGTTAATAGTGTTCTGCTAAAGAACGGTTTGGAATTGGAGGTCGTACCGATTCAATTGGATCAAATTTCACAGGAGTTTTTCATGATTCGTGGTTATAGTAAATTCCGTAATATTCAGCAATTGTACGATAGTCGAAATGATGTCGATCAGTCGTTAGAACGGTTCGAAACCAATGATCCACGAGTAACGCATATTGGGCGTCGGAAATTTGAGGATGAAAGTTATCAACGAATTAGGTATGAATTAGGCCACTTGTTTCAAGATACTCCAGATTTAGTTGACAAAACCACAGAAATCATTGAGGGTTCACTTTCGATTAACGATAAAAGACTACAATTAACCGATTTGTTAGTTAATCCTCTCAAACAATTGGTTACCAATGATCCAAGGGATCCTATGGTTGATTATGACCAATATTTCCCACCCAATGTCAGGGTTCCTTGTTCTACCAAAACCGCAGATGATTGTCAAACTGATCCGCATTGTTCGGTCACCGATGGACAATGTCGGTTATTTATCAATCAACAGAACTTGATCGACCCCAACATTGATAATTCAGAGCGATATTTGGCGCTGATCGTCGAGGAATTATTGAAAAACCCGTTACGTCGTGGGGAAATACTCAATAATCAAGTCGATAATTTTGTGGACGAACACTATCTAGAGCACCGTGATAAAGAGGTGATCGTCCAACAAAAACATCGGGAGAGTGTCAGACAAATGTATAAGAAAGGAGTTGATTATCGAGCTCGGATGGATCAACTGTATGATGTTGCCAATCCCTTGCATGTTAAAGATGCGTCCAATGTCTATGAGTGGGCAATTGAAGGTGCATGTTTTCAAGGATACGAACCCCTAACGGAACATTGGAAGGAAATCATTGGGACTAATTTTGTGCGTCGAAAGGATAAAGGAACGAAGAACTGTATTCTGGAGGCTTTGACACTCGCACTCAATCAACGTGATCGGTCGACACCACAAACCATTTCGACAATTCGTCGAGCATTGGCTGACAATATTGGTAAATTGAAGGACGATGGTTCACAAAAAGGATGGGAATTATTGTTAAAATACTATCGAGACACCTGTCAGGAAAAAATCTCAGAAGACTCAGACTTGTCAGACGTACAGGCATGGATTCGGTCAGATGATCACCAAATTGTGATGATGGATTTGATCATGCTTTCACAGATCTATAAAATTAAGTTTATTATCCTAGCGGAAACTCGGGCCCCATTAAACCCACAAGGATTTGTGTGTCTTCGGATCACACCGACGATTGCTGATAGTTATATCGTGCTGTACGACTATGGATTGGAACAGTACCAAGTGGTTGTGAGAATGGACGGGAACGAACCTAAATATGTATTCAATAAGAAAGAACTACCTGACAAGTTGTATCACACTTGGACTCTGTCTTGTCCCAACGATGTTAAAGATCGTCCGACTGATCCACTACCAGTCATTTTTTCTACACCGATTCTACAGCCACCCAAATTGGAATTGGAAGATATTGATGAAATGTTGAGAATGACTGAACCACCAATCCAACCAAAGGCAACCGCGCCAAAAGTCGCTACGTCAAAGACGGTCGAAACCAAGGTGAAAATCGTGTTGAAGCCCAAATCTTCGTTAAAAATCATTAGTCAAGAAGACGAAGAGCCGCAAACGGTTGAACCAACACAACTACCCGAACCACAAACGGTTGAACCAACACAACTACCTGAACCACAAACGGTTGAACCAACA